ACATATACAATATATTAAAATTAATTTAAACATTTACGAGAATATAGTAGAATGGATAAGGAGGACGAACGCGAAAAGATTCACGCAGAGCTAAACCACATTTACTTTTATTCCGAAGTGGACCGTCAGTCCATCCACACGCTCATTAATTTGCTAAAAAACGCAGAAGAATATTGTTGTACACTTGCGAGGGTCACTAGTACAAAGCGTATGCCCATTTATCTGCATATTAATTCAGAAGGAGGCTGCATTTTCTCCGCATTTAACGCAATTGACTACATTCAAGCAAGCAGAGTACCAGTGCACACTATTATCGAGGGTGCGGCTGCTTCGGCCGGTACATTAATTAGCATTTGTGGAGCCAAACGTTATATGCGTCCAAATGCCCATATGCTGATTCATCAGCTTTCATCTGAATGTTGGGGCAAGATGGCTGAAATTGAGGACCAATATAGTAATCTTAAGCACTTGATGGTGCGAATTAAATCAATGTATAAAAACAATACATCTATTCCTGAAAAGGAACTAAGAAAGCTACTAAAGAAGGATCTATGGTTGGATTCAGACAAGTGCGCAGAATACAAATTGATCGACGGCCTTTGGACAAAATAATTAAAATAGAACTTAAATAAATGTTTATAATTCATTCAAATGGATTCTATGCGAGGACAATTAATCACTCTCTTAATGTATAAATCGAGTTCCAACGAAGTTACTATTTATACATTGTTATACAGTTTTTTTGCGTTGTATGCGATTGATAAACTTATGGCAGTGTTGCCCCAACTCACAGTTTATTGCAACAAATACTTTGAAAAGAAAATGATTACGTTGACTCCAACGGTAAAGGAAAAACAATCATCCATTACTTTTGACATCTATCTAAAACAAACGAATGACATTTTGGCCCATTCATTGCTTGATTTTATTACGTCTCGTCCAAATATTCAAAGCATATTGTATTCAAAGCAGAATTTTATGTTAAATCACAAGAATCCTATTTTAATCGATGAACTCAATGAAATTTACATTTGTTTGTTGAAAGAGGATATCGATGATGAAGATACGTCGCAGACAATAGAGATTTACAGTTATACGATGAATGTTGAAGACTTAAGGTCGTTTATTAAAAAGATAGAATACAATTACACGATTAAAATACAAAACAAGTTAGGTGATCGTCTTTATTATTTTAATGACATTTCAACCGGAAAGATTAATAAAAGCGAATACAACAAAATGCCACCCCACGTATCGTTTACGATGAAACCGTTTGTCACAAATCGCCAGTTTAAAAATGTCATTGGTGCAGAATCCAAGTTGATCGAGAGAAGAGTTAATTTCTTTAAACAAAATCAAAAGTGGTACAATGAAAAAGGTATTCCTTATACACTAGGACTGCTTTTATCAGGTCCGCCCGGAGGTGGCAAAACATCTACCATCAAGTGCGTGGCCAATGAAATGCGTCGGCATATTATCAATATCAAGCTGCACAAATATGTTACGAAAACCCAAATGGAAAATCTCTTTTTCAATGATACAATCAATGTTGTACAAAATGGAAAAACCGAACAGTTTGTGATACCCATTTACAACCGCATTTATGTATTCGAGGACATTGACTGTAACGATAATGATATTGTATTAGAGAGAAAGGAATTTGATACCTACGAAAAGCCCGAAGGGTTTGCTTGCCTTGAGCCGACACAGCACAAGAATTGTTTCGATGACAAGGACAAGGAGAGAGAAGAATTGTTTTCCAACGAAAAACTCTCTCTATCGTGTCTACTCAACATCTTGGACGGAATTTTGGAGGCACCTGGACGAATTATCATTATGACGACTAATTTCCCGAAGCTGCTGGACAAGGCATTGATCCGACCTGGACGTATTGATTTGATATGCGAATTTACAAACTGTACCAATAATATGGTGATTGAATTCATTGAAAAGTTTTATGATATTTTATTGGATAGCGATGAAATCAATGAGATTAATAAGCTGGTTGAATACAAATATTCACCTGCAGAAATCACCAAAGTTATGTTTGAAAATTTCGATAGTTACATAAATTGCATCGAACAATTGAAAAATAATATATAATACTATACTATGAAGATACGGAATTATGATGAGATTGAAGTATTACCTGATTCATTAGTGATATTGGACTTGGATGAAACCATTATACAATTTGAAGGTATGTATGACAAATGGTGGGAAGATAATTTGAAATATGCGAATGATTCGGAAGTGTACAGAAGATGGGTGCAACTGATATCATTTACAATGCCTAGTATGTTAGACGAATATGAATTTAATCAATTAATCAGAAGAATTCGACAAACGAATAGCCGATTGGTCATATTAACTGCAAGAAACGCAAAACTGTGTGAAGTAACATTACAGCAACTTGTTTATTGTAATATTATTATTCCATTGGATGATATTTATTTTTCCGATAAAAAAGGTAGAATGGCGCACAGTATAAAAAGAAAATACACGTACTCGAATGTAATATTTGTAGACGATAGAAAAGCAAACCTAAGAGATGTGAAAATATGGATACCCGACGCAATATGTTATCACATTAGACATACTCATTTAAATAAAATACTACATTAAATATATGTACAAGATCGTGTTCGCAAATCAAAACGACTACGAAATTTTTGAGACCGTGACTTTTCAGAAAGTCGAAGTTGTCACGACCTTGAAATTATTCAATAACGATACGTTCGATAGTGAAATCGTGCATTCTCCAACCAGAATCGATAAATACATTCCTGGTGTCTTGGATTTGACGCGAACCTATGGCAAAGACGGCAAGTTTTTATACTTGTGTAAACCCGACGATAAGAGGCTTCCTTTTTTCATTGTCCCTTACGCAATTCCTGTTACTTTTATTAAAAATACCAAATATTTATATATTACGTTTCAGTTTATGCACTGGGAGAATGACTTGCCCCGAGGATCGATTACTCAGAATTTGGGCTGTGTCGATAACCCCGAACATTTCTATGAATATATGCTCTACTGTAAATCATTGAACGTATCCATTCAATCATTTACTAAAAATGTCAACAAGTCATTAAAAGATTGCGACGACGTCATTCATAAAATAGCAGACAAGTATGATCTACCCTTTCGCAAAGCAAACGTATTTACAATCGATTCGCCTGGAAGTATTGATCTAGATGATGCGATTAGCATTCGCGGTAACATATTTAGCGTTTATATAGCACACGTACCTATTATTATGGATTTTTTGAATTTATGGGATTCATTTACAAACCGTATTTCGAATATATATTTGCCCGATAAAAAAAGAAGTATGTTACCGAGTTCATTAGCCGAATTGTGCAGCTTGAATGCAGGTTGTCACCGCATCTGTTTGGTAATGGACGTGAATACAGATACGAATGACTACACCTTTTCTATATGCGCGACGAAGATAAAAAAGAATTACTATTATGACTCTGAACAAGATGCAGATTACGAAAAAATAAGCGAACTATTCAAGATAAAAAAAGCAAACGACTTGATCAGTAAAATTATGATATTGTTTAATACAAACGCTGCAACAAGCTTGGCAATACACAAAAATGGTATATATAAAAACGTTACACATACCTATGATTTTATGAAGAATCAAGCATCGGATTATCAATTATATGACGAAAGCGTGAATTATTTGCATATGACTTCTCCCATAAGGCGCTTGGTAGACATATTAAATATATACCAGTTAAGCGTAAACGAACACCTATTCCAGTTTAGTGAAAATGCTCGCGCGTTTAATGATAAATGGATGTCACAACTTGACTATGTGAACAAGTGTTTTAAAAGTATAAAGAAGGTACAAAACAAATGCAAAATATTATCTGTGTTTGAAAATGAAAAACACAATGTGTACAAGGGTTACGTTTATGATAAAATTATGAGATCTGATAACAAATATAAATATCAAGTATACCTCTACGATTTAAATTTAATCTATGATCTCACGATTATAGACGATTTGATCGAGTGTTCTGATTATTCGTTCAAGTTGTACGTATTTCACGATGAATCGACCTTAAGAAATAAGGTTAAATTGCAATTAGTTTCTTGATGTATTCAATTATATCATTATACCGTATATGATATTAATTATTAGCACATTTGTTACTAACAATAGAAGTGGTTATTGTGTGTATAATGCCGGTAAAATGAATTATTCAAGAATTGATATTTTTAAATATATGATCAAAAGTTATAAAACTTTACCATTTACAGAAATTTATTTATTTATAAAACTAGACAATGAATTTATATTATTTACGGATGATATTATCAACTATATATACGGTACATTTTCAAATTTGAACAAAGACAAAATTCATATCGTAATGGATAGATATACTTCTCAAGATAAATGGATTTTATTTTTTGAACATTTAATGAATCAATACGATCATAATCAATCCGTATGGTTTTCACAAAACGATGACCATATTTATGTTGATTATAACACAGATATATTATTAGAAGGTTTAAAACATTTAGAATCAGATCATAATCGTCATAAAAGTATTATGTTGTCACATTGGCCTGAAGCGATCAAATTATCCGGTAAACATAATAACCAAATAATAGTTGTTAATTATGTAAAATTTGATTTATCGATTTTAGATTCGATACAGATTTTCAATTTACAATTTTTATATGATATATTTGTGTTACATAAATGGAAACAGGATCATATTCGTATTGATAGTTTATTATGTGATTTTATGAATGGTTCACGTATTTCATTTGAAAATCCATTATCACAAGTCATATATGTACCATTAAGAGAAATGGTCCGTCACTTTGATGGATACGGTCACGTAAATCTTGATGAATCAGGATGTCCTAGATTAGAATTACCTATGAATACTTTTTATTACACAAAGGATATATTACTACGTAAAATGACGCCATACCATAAATCACAATGGACTATGGATAATAACTTTATTATTCCTCAAGAATGGATCGATATCAATTTGAGTTTGCATGCTATATCAGAATATACTGTTTAACACAAATAAAGCGACTCGTTGGTACAAACAAACTTTAATAATTTAGCCGATCCCTCTTTAATCTTTTCTAAGAAATCTAGGCTAGCTACATCTTCGAGCTCTTTTGCCATATTCACTAATTTCAAACAGCACTTGATAAAATCTCCAGTAAACCATTCCTTTTCTCTCTTCATCTCCTGTATCAATTGAATTGCTTCTGTTTCATTTCCACAACCTTGCAACCACTGTTTTACATACTTCATCATATCATATTGTATCGTAGTATACGATGAACACAATTCGTATTTTACTTCTTGATCATTGTAATATTCCATCCTATCCGACATATACTTTAATTCACTTACCAGTTCTGTCGGCAAATGTTCTTTTCTCTCATCCGATACTTTAATATCATACATACAACTCAACACACAAAATATATCTGTCATACTGTGCTTTTTAAACCCATCGTATTTTTCATACAAATCTGAAAATACAAGAGGATGTATTTCGTGGATGGCCGAAGCCATTTCTCTCTTCTGATCTATAAAATGATTCTCGTTTAAAATATGATTGATAGCATTGATTTGATTCTCAACATAACTCTGTGCATACCCTTTGAACTGTTCGTGTTTTTGCATTTCTGTTCTTAACTCATTTATCTTATGATAGAGAGATATTTGTGTATCGAATTCTGGTTGTTCACTCTCTATGCTTTGTATCTCTTTCAGAATTTGTTTTCTGATTTTGTTCTTGGCTATACTGAGGTCTCCTGTTAAATTCAAATAATGTTTACATACGCTTTCTATTTTTAAAAGAGGATAATACTCATCATATATCTTTTTCAGATCTTGTATCGATGTATCCGCATAGGAGATTTCATTCAATATGTCTTGATACATCAAGGATTGTTCAATGTTTTCTTTTGGAGACTCGCTATGTAATATAAGCGAATAACTGATTTTGAACTTTGATTTCAAGACCTTGGGTCCACTGTGCAACAACTTATGATAATTACTCGTTTCTACAGGATTGTACAAGTTAGTCATTAGAATAACGTGGCCTACCTTATCAATGCCGCGTCGCCCTGCTCGACCACACATTTGCGTAAATTCGTGACTATGCAACAACCTATTTTTATTTCCATCGTGCTTATACAAGCTGGTAAAACACACTGTTTTGGTGGGCATATTCAACCCAATTGCAAAAGTTTCCGTTGCAAATAATACGTGAATGTACTTTTTATCATACAATATTTCCATCATCTCTCTGAAGATAGGAAGCATACCCGCGTGATGTACACCGATGCCCTTATGCAACAGTTTCAAATAATGATGGTATTCCGGAAGAGCCATATATTCTTTCCAGTTGCTTACTTTGGATACCAGTAGCTGTCTACAGATGGGCTCGATCTCGTAATCTTTCTCTCCTGGATCAAATAAAGGTACCATCACATCATTCGCTAGCTCTTCTACCTGCTTTCTAGAAAAGACAAAAAACAATGCTGGAAACATTTCCTTTTCTCTCAACTTATCGCATAACTGATTCAAGACGTATTTTCGATTTACGGTTTTATCATTGGTCTTTAGATATTGTAGACACTTGTTGTTTTTATGAATCGTGTCTTCCATATTGTCGAGAGAAACTAAAACATTATTTTTACTTTCAAATAATTTTTTAGTTGGAGGATCCATTACCTCCATCATTTTCGGAGGAACACAGAAATACACATAATGAATTAAGGGAACGACACGAGTCGTGGTACTACATATAGTTACCTTGTTTTCTTTGATGGTTTCAATCCATTTCGCAAACCGTTCTTTCTCTCCTATGGTCGCAGAGAGCATTACCATCTGTACGTGCTTCGGTAACATAATGATACACTGCTCCCAGACGGTCCCTCTATCTGCATCATCAATATAATGTACCTCGTCAAATATAACACAACCCAATTCGTTTTCTATATCCATTTCAATGGTCAGATATGCGTTCTTCTTTCGAAACAAATTATTTTGTAATATCTCTGTCGTCATAATAATAACATCCGCGCCAGGATTATGCTTATTGTCCCCAGTTAAAATACCAATTTCTAACTCGGGAAACTTTGCACTAAACTCAGCATATTTTTGGTTGCTCAGTGCCTTGATGGGAGACGTATAGATCACCTTTTTACCGAGCCTGGTAAAATGACGGATCGCGTGCTCTGCAGGCATTGTTTTTCCAGATCCAGTATGCGCTGTAACCAGCGTGTGATAACCAGACTCAATAGATAGGATAGCCTCTTTTTGGAACGGGCTTAATTCAAACATCTATATGTATATAAAAATTAATCTTTAAACCTATATATGTTATCTAATACGTATGATATAATTAAGGTGATCAACTCAGGTACGTTTTCAAAATTATATGAAGGTATACACGTTCATAAAAAAACAAAGGTGGCGATCAAATGCGAAAGTGACCCTATCTGTAAGAAGTTACTGGACCACGAGATCGAAATGTATTTATATTTAAAAAAATACAAACAGATTCATATTCCTACGATTAAATCGATCGGTACATACGGTGATTATAGCTATATTGTGATGGAGCTATTTGATATTAACTTGAGAGAACACTTCAAAAATGGAATTACAAAATTGGAATTTATATGCATTGTATTAGATATTATAAAACTAATGAGAGACTTTCACGATACAAATGTATTACATCGAGATATCAAACCCGAAAATTTTGTACTTGATAAAGATAAAAAGATATATATCATCGATTTGGGTTTGTCGTGTGTGAATACAGAACGAGAGATGTCGCAATTCATCGGAAATAAACGTTATGCGAGTTACAACTGTCACTTGCCTAAGTACACTTATACTAAAAAAGACGATATTATTTCAATTATATATATGTTACTCGATCTGTATACAGGCAAACTTCCTTGGGATAAAGACCCCACCTATGAAATAAAGAAAAATACGGATTATTTTGAATTTTATAAAAAAAAGGATTATTTTGTATCATTATTACTAACAATGTATACAAAAATATCAGATGACTTTTATAACAACGCCATTTTCGAATTAAGTCGCACTGTAGATTACTGTAAGTCTCAAGGTAAATGAAAAGTCATTATAGTTTATACTGACGATTCTACCAAACTCGTCTAATAGTTTAATGTCCAATTTACTTATGTTGACAGGTCCAAAATAATATCGGGGTTCTGAATATACACTAAAGTCGTTCTGTGTTTGAATATTGAATGGTGCACCCTTTAACGAGAGACGAGCCATTATTGTACCAGGTAAGCTACTCGGATTACACGGTTTGAAATTAGAATTAATACTGAATCTATGATCATCTACGGATAGATACAAGTACCTTGGACCAATAATATCTAAAATAGATTCACTTGTAATCGTAAAATTAGTAATCGGTGTTGTATTTGTGGTCAATATGATATTAGCACTTGCATCCGCGGTTGTTACAGTAGAATAGGTAGCCGTATATATAGAATTTCTGTAACCTAATGCCCAACCCATTCTCTGATTTAAAGGGATAGGCGATACCTGGGTGTATAACCCCGCCAGAGACATATCGTTCGATACATTATTGGTTGAATTAGCTACGACACCATCTGTGGTTGTGATTAATAAAGTAGAAAACTGGTTCGCAATAGGTGGGGCTGAAAAATTAAGCTCTATTTCAGTTATTTTTAAATTTACATTCGCTTGATTTAATGTTCTAGCAGTATCATCCAATAGACCAAACTGTACTAATCCAGTACCTTCGCCAATTCCACTTGGGTTATTGAAAGACAAGTTAAATAAAACTGATATATTCGAGATTTCAGTATAAGACTGAATAAATTGCTGTATTGCATTTATAAATGTTGTAAAATAATAATTGCCTTCTGGTATATAAATGTATATATAATACGTAGGATGATTGGCAAAGGTCACCTTCATCCACATATAATTATTATTGTATGCTTGATTGAAAGGATAATATGTAGTAGGCAATTCTAAATCACACAACTTCATTTCGATGACACCCTTTTGTTCTTCCGGTATAGTAACGCTAAAATTGGTGGATGTCGTGTTATTATAATTATCTCGAAAACGACTATCTATATTATATAACTTTGTCACTGTTTTACGATTGATCGGATTACCTGCGCCATTATTTGCGTTAAACATATCCGTTGTACTCGTTGTGGAACCTTCTTCACCATAGTTATAATTATGATCGTAGGTAATGACAAGAGAATCATTTTTAATATCCTTGGTTGAAGTATTTATTAGTTTATCTTGTACATTCCTAAAAAAGGATGCGATATTGGGTTTGTTCAATTGTGTAAAATTTTTAATATACATTTCGGTGTTCATTTTAATTTTTTTGACTAAATCTTCATATGTACTATTTGAGTCAATGCGGATATCGAGTAACGAAAACAATTCATCAATCGTGTAATCTGACAAATTCGTATTTATATCATCCATATTATTATTATGTTAGATTGTTTAATTCTTTACAAATTACATATATTATATATACCATACAGAAATACACACATATGTCTTTGTACCTAAAATCATTTTCTAGTTTGTCCAAACGAGTATGTATATACGATAACTCCATTGACATTAAATATAACTATATATTTAATTATTAATCATTATCATATTATGGACCGTGTGCTTCGCTAGAATGTAGTAAATCACGCAAAATAATGGGCGGATGCTCTAATTTCCTACGTTCTTCATCCGTACCAATGTAATCTCTACACATTACTGTATATAATAAACTATCGCCAAAGTATACTTCGATAAACATAGAAACTTGGTGTAAATCCATTGTATGTCGACTCTCTTTATTAAACATTAATATAGGAATTAATCGAGACTCTTCTAGAAGTTTACCATTCGTATATTTTATTGATTTCTCGTATAAATATAGTCCAGCAGTTTCATCTATAGTTTCATTCCAATTTGACAATAAAAAATTTTTAAATGTTCTAGTTTTTGCAACTCCTAGTTGTTTTGTAATGTGTGGATTAGGATTAACTTCAGTTTGTAATAAAAAACTCGAAAATAGACCTGTATCCAATTTATCCATTATTTTTCTATAATCATTTACGTCTTCTGAACATACAACAGAAGATTCTGCATTTGCATCAGACTTCCCAAACCTGAATATATTTAAAAATGATGTCTCAAAAGTGGGATCATCGTATCCAGAACTATTCTTTTTACGTCGTTTAGGTTTACTTGGGTTACTTTCATTATTATTTCCTGGTTTACTTTCATTATTACTTCCTGGATTACCTCCGTGACAAGCTAATACAAATTGTAAATATCCGGGTTTTGTTCTTTTTCCTGTTTTATCAACTAGATACTTTTTGTCTATATATTCCGATTGTACGCAATGTTGTATCCCCACGAGTAGGGGCAAATGTGATAATTTATTAGATTCAATTGAAAATGCACCGCCTTTTTTTCTGGTTCTTTTCATTATACCTTTCTTTTTTCTTGTCTTGGGCATTTACAATATACATATATTAAAATGTAGTGATAATTTAAACATTATCAATAATATAGTATAATGGATTTTAAAGCTGGTATTTATGATAAAATCGAACAATTTATAAATACATCATCCGATGAAGCGTTACAAGATTTGTATTACAAGCTTGCCGAGTTAATGCACGAGAGAGATAATGACAAGGTATACCAAGATGTAATGAATGCGTTTTTTTCCAGTAACTCATTTTATTACAATCCTACTACAAATATGTATATCGAATACACTGAACAATATAAGTTTATCTCTGAAAACGAGATGATCCACATTGTATTACAATTTTTAACAAGATATCACGAAAATGCCATCGAATTTTCATTAAAACAGCGTATTAAAAACAAAATTATAAAGAAAATAAAAGAAAAACATATTCATCAGAATATACCGGAATCAAACACGCTCCAAGACATACTCAATTTTTTACACCCCAACTTTTTTACTCATAAAAATTATGCAAAATATTTCATGATAACATTGGGTGATATTATTATGAAAAAAACAGATTTGTTATATTTTTTACCATTGAGTATGAAGCCTTTTTTAAAAAACATAAATCGAGTGATTTCTCTCTACTTTCACAATATGACCTTATTCAATCATTTCAAATTTCAATACTACGAACATGATCCCGTAAAAACCCGCGTCATTTCATTTAATAAAATAAATTTACAACATATTACTATATCCGAAACGTTCTATATCAACCTAATCTGTGTTTCTCTCCATTATTCAAATAGGTATACTTCGGGCGACGCGTTTTTAAATGACCCAGGATCACAAACAATCGCACAACAAGCTTACTGGATTCGAGATACACCGAGAGAACAAATTATAGACGAGTTCATTCACTCCTATATATGTGTTAAGGAAGGTAGTAAAATTCACGAAAAGGATATGATGTTTTTATGGAAAGAATATTTGAAAAATTTAAATAAAATAAATGTATTTCAGCGCAATAGCGATTTTTATACATTTGTTTCAAAAAAAATCATATTGACTGATTCGCACTATATGAACTGCACCAGTATGTTTTTGCCCTACGTAGATCAATTTAAGGATTTTTGGGAAAAGTATATGTACGTAGATGATAACGAATATTATTTTGAAATAAGTGAAATATTAAAGCTGTTTGTTGACGTATATAAAGATATTAACGTCGAAGAACATAATATAGTAGAATTAATACAATATTATTATCCGGATACACCAGTCATCGATAACAAGATTAATAAAATTGGCTGCACTTTATGGAATAAAAAGAAAGAGATTGACATATTTTTGACAAAAAATAAGTGTAATATAGACAGTAACGAGTTATATTCAATGTATTGTAATGAATTCACGAACAAAAAAATAGTAAGTAAAGTTTACTTTCAACACTATTTAAAAACATTTTCTTAAACATTCCAATGAAGGTGGCATATATATTATCAACCTGTGAACAATATATAGATACTCGAGTGAAGTATCAGACAGATAACTTTTCAAAATATATTGATAAAAATGACATCTACTATTTGTCTTGTAAAATGGATCTCGATAAAAGACTTTACGGGTGGAACACATTGGACGACCCTTATAATATTACTTATAAATACATAAGCTTTTTTCAAAACATAACATTAGATTATGATTGGTATTTTTTTGGAGACGATGACACGTACGTTTTCCATAAACGGCTGGTTTCACTTTTAGAAACGTATGATTCATCTAAACATTATTATATTGGTAAAATACTTGATCATATACAACACGATTGGTGCCTATATATGTCGGGTGGTGCAGGTTATGTTATTTCAAGACCATTGTACCAGCTTATCTTGAATTATGTTAGAAACAACCCGATTGAAGTGACGTTCAAACACTGGTGTGACGATTTATGTATTGGGTTATGGATCATAGATATCAATAAAACAACCCCCGTAATCACTGTAGACGATGATAGATTTCATACACAATTGATTTATAGTATACATAAAATGTCACGGGCGATTACATTTCACAGTTTATATAAAAAAGAGGATTATGAACCATACGACAGATATCTCGAGACAGAAGATACTACTTTAGTATTAGTGACCGATTTCAAATATTACGATAAAGCATTGAAAACGATTCAAGACGCAAGATATATAGGTAACTGGAACGGAATAGTACAATTAATCACGCTGGATTTTGATATGCCTCCCAATGACTATGAAATTGTAGAATTGAAATTTCCTAAAATAGATACATCGTGCTTGGTAGACAATATAGGGGTTGGATTTTCCAACAGTGATGGGAGAGAACTCACGAAACTTTATCAATGGGAAAAGTTGCACGTGTTCGACAAACATTTTAAACAATGGAAACGGGTCATTTTTATGGACGCTGGTTTACGCGTGTTTGACCGGATTGATTATTTATTAGAATTAGATTACAAGGGGAAATTCTTATGCCCAATTGACAAAGGGCGTGGTACTGAAGCTAATCTATTTAGGTGTCAGATTAGTGACGACAATACATTTTTAGTAGATCGATTGGTGCAAGATTATGGCGAAATAATGGATTCTTCTTATTTTTTAAATTGCATATGGGTATACGATACTGAATTATTAAATAATATTGATAAAGAAGAATTTATTGATATAATGAATCATTATCCCTTGTTCAAAACAAACGAAATGGGTGTAATGAATATTATGTTAACATTTAAAATGAAATGTTGGGAACCTTTCCCAGAAAAAGCATCCAATGGTAAATATTTGTTTGAATGGTCGGATTACAATCGCCCGGGCTCGACCTGCAATGAATATTGTTTGATCAAATATCCGTCGATTGGATTAAATGATTTTATTTAAGTTTTGACATTATAAAGAATATTCCAACTAATAAGAATACTAGTACAAATCTAAATACAGTAATTAAACTCACGAATCCTTCGTAATATAAAAAATATCTATACCAACTGTCTACACATTTACAGTCATCTTTAATATTAGTGTACATATTGATTACGTTATATGCCATAAAAGCACTAATGATTAGCATAATGATGACGGTCAATGATAAAATAATTGTAGGCGCCTGGGCTTTCTTTACATCAACCTTAGCTTTGGATTTCAGAAAGAACATTGTTCCTAAAGATGCTGTTAAAATAATAATTTCTAATACCTGAAAAAATTTCATAAAATCAATACTTACGGCGTATTTTCCATCTTTGTGGAAACAAGGGCACCGATCAATTTCATCCAAATACAAATATGTTTGTACGAATATGTAGACGCATAATAAATAAAACACCAAGACAAATATTTTACCCGTTGATCCCATTATATAGTATTTATATTTTAATTAAACAAGCCGACTTTTTTTCTTTTGTTTTTTCAACATTGTTCATATAATCATATTCTGTTTTATAATGTTGTATTTTAAAATTTTTACTTTTATAATAAGTGCATCTTTTTTTGTACTGATTCTGAAATACTGTATGTGGGTCAATGATATCAACGACCAGGGGTGTACTGTGTTTACTCCTTAATATGCGCCCAATACTTTGGCATACGTCTGATTTAGGAGATGCCATAATTAAAGTGGTCAATGTTTTAATGTCTAGCCCCTCGGATGCCATACTGTAAGTTGCCAATATAATGTCCTTTTTTTCTGATTCTTTTAGCGCCTCTTCTTTCATACCGCCTACATAATATCCCTTTGATTGTGGTACGTCCAACTGGTCATACAAGTCTTCTATCAATTGTTTGGTGTTCGACAATATCATAATTTGCTGGTTTGGATTTATACGCAGCTCATATTTTAATATTTGAATGATAAGACGAACGCGTTCTGGGCAATTTAATTTGTTAATCATTGTCGAATAAAGAGGTTGTCCCCTAAAATCCGTTTTGACATCATCAAACAATGTATCGTGGTGAAATTGTACCGATTTTACAAGTACCTCGGTAGTAATATCCGTCTTTTCTTTATGAATGATCGGACCAATGTAATATTCAAATACCCTCGACAAACCATCCTTTCGTTTCATTGTACCACTTAACCCCAGATTATAGGTTGTGACGATTTCTCTCATTACTTCCGAAAACACTTCGGCGCTTAAATGATGGCATTCATCGAAAACACACAGACCAAATTGATCCCATAGTTCAGACGGATATTTTTTACTAGATAGACTCTGTAACATACCTAAGACGATATCCTTGTTTTCCACGTCGACGGTATCCCCCTGTATTTTACCCACCCTTGCGTTGGGCAAGAAAGTTTCGATTCTCTCTATCCACTGATTCATCAAGAATGTTTTGTGAACAATGACTAGCGTTTTGCACTTTAACTTACTAATTATATTTAGAGCCATTACGGTCTTTCCTTTTCCAGGTTCCACGTCTAAAAGACCACCACCACTTTCACCTACAAAATCAATGTATTTTTGGATAATCGTATTCTGATAATCGAATAGATCGCCTTTGAACTCGAGATCAACTGGTTCTCCCTTGGTTAGTTTATTTATAAATGGTCCGCATTTTTGCAAACCATAATATCTGGGCAAATACATTTTAGTAGTCGATTCCCTGTATATAGGGTATTCTATTGCTGCAACTGAATGAGGTGAATATGGTTTTACATTCATCTCATTCCTGATTTGAGTCAACTCTTTTGCCGAATACGAATCTTTAAAGATCGTGTACCCTTTTTTACCAAGATACGCCATTATAAGTAATAGTAGAATATGTTTATATAATGTTTCAAATCAATTTTTTATGTTTTATTATAATATAATGGCTCGTTTACTTAAATTTAAAAATAACGTCCTTAATTTAGAAAATGTAATCGGATTGTTATTAGCTATATTAATCATTTTTGATTTGAAATTAGAAGTACCTTTATCCAATGCGTTAAATACGACGTGGGGTATCGTCTGTTCCGTATTAATTGTCTTCATATTGTTCGGAACGTTGAATCCAATTATCGGCATATTATTCATCATTTATTTGTACCAAAACTATAAACCTAAAAATAATCACGAAAAAAAGAAGGATGATGTTCTTAAAAAATTAAATCCTCCCAAAGAGATGCAAGTAGAAGAACAGGTTATTCTTGAACGAGCTCCTATTGTGAAACAAAACCAAAATAACAATGTGACATTCACTAGTATTTAAGGATTTGGGTTAGCATTACCTTTTTCAAGCAAGATTCCGTTTGGAGAATTTGTATTTTGCGATAGGCCCTTATCCGGACTAGATTTACGTACCCATTTTATAAATGAATATACCAACAACGACAGTAGAAAAAGTAATATTAGGCCATAAATAACGTCTAGCACGATGGTATTTATATCATTTTTTTCATAATTACCAAATAGTTTATCATCCGATGTAAGAAGTACATTGCCCGTAGGTGTAGTAATCTCAAGTGGTGCACAATCTATCATAATTTCATTATTGCTAGGAGTACTTTGTACTAAAGGGGTAAATGAATTTGTCATAAAATTAGAAGTAGTTATACTATTCGGTGCAGTGAACAATGCAATCAAATTATTATATTTGTTAGATATCATCCCAGGGTCATCTTTATAAATGACAAAGGTAGTATTATAGTTAGCTTTATTATCAAAGGCGCCCGTACTGTCTTTGTTATATTTATAATAGTATTGTGATCCAGGTGTGATTAAATCATTTAGAGAACATTGGCTACTCAATGAAGTATTGGAGAGTCCTTCTACAATTTGTGTATTTGCAGCAACTACGATTTGTTCAATAGAAGCACTATTCATCGTCCCGTTATTTGACGCTGTAGTAATAAAAGGTATTACTATATAAATCATCGCATTTGGTAATGTAACTATATTGCCGCTTAATACAACTGCATACCTTGTATTAACTACAAAATCTTTCATTACACTGATATAAGTTATAACTGCTTGTAAAGAAGTTTCTGCTCCATCTGGGTCTGTATAATTCACATTTATGATGTTTTGAACTACAGAAGATTGTATCGATGGATTGATAGGAATAGCACTATTTAAAGAATATGTGCCAAGTGTCGTACCTTTGCTAAAAACTAAGTTGTTTATGCCGTTAAAATTAAAAGAAAAATTAAATTTCGAATCACTCATATATTATATTAATAATATAATATATGTCAGTTAAAATAACACTATTAAAATTTGATGAACTACCCAAGAATGAAAAATATATGTTAACTAATGGCGCCAACGAGATTCTTAGTTCTGAAGGAGGTGGCTCCAATAAAGGAATAAGGCACTTGGACATTGGTGTTTTTGCACATTATGATAATAAGACAAAAGAGACTGGTCCACTTAATAATATGACAGTGGATGCTTCTAATTTTACAGTTTTACTTGATTCACAAAATACTTCGGAATCTTTTGAAGATTCGATGAAAGCCATAATGGTTCCAATTATAAGTAAAGTTGGGAAAGTTCCCGAAAATGATTACGTTTCACCTGATGGACAAGCAATCACTCCAAAAAATTTAGTTATCGGATCTAAACCAACTTATTTTGCAGGTTCAGTTATTAAAGCAATGTCAAAAGACAAAACATTTAAGGGAGTATATCATATCAAAGCCATTAATTACAGACACATACCCGAACCACCAACATATCCTAATATTGAGAATGATGCAGTTGTTCAAGGATATCGATTATTCGTAGATTATTATGTTGCAATCATACGAGATTTTATATATAATTACGACGCAAATACATTGTATTTAGCACAGTGTCCTGGTGAAACTTTTGGCGGACACGCATTACAATTTTATACCTTTTTATTAAATACCATTTATTTAGTATTAAAACTCAATAATATACCAGAGGGTAAGAAAATACTTTTCAATTTAGAAATGGATGACATACCTATTAATAACGAGTCATATTTATGGAATCTTGACAATTTTGATACGATATACCCCATACATTTTACGGACCCTGTTAAAAAAATCGAGAGCACACCTGTGTTTAATCGTAGATTTCAATTAAAAAATAGCGATCTAGGTGCTGGAGGTGAAACAATTACACAGGATAGGGTATCATACGATGGTTATTTTTATAAAAAGATATTGCCTTATATATTAACAGAAGTTTCCGGGATATTTGGACCTATTGACCCTAAATCTCCTCTTACACCTGATCCAAATAAGCCACCTAATCCAAATAAGCCACCTAATCCAAATGAACTTTTTCCAAAAATTAAAGGACCACTTCAAGGATTTATGGCCGCAAATGCAATGGGGCAAACATCGGTAGTTGCAACACCTATTGATTCTCTAGAAGAATTGTATGTCACATTTTATAATACTATGGAAACCTGGATTAATGATGATACGCTTGAGAAAATGTTCAGCGGTCGACAAATCATTACAACTGATATGTGGGTATCTGAATTATACGGTAAAAGTGATAATAAAATTAAAATTAAAATGATTTTCGATTACCTTCGTAATTTAAACAAACCATTCACAATGGGTGGTGGCGCTACGTTAGAAGATTTTAAAAATTACATCAGAGAACAAATACGTAACATTAAAATCTCTCAATAATTTTATTTAAATTACCAATCATTTTATTGATTTCGTCTATGTCTAAACCATCTATTGCTTTTGTCAATGGTAATAACTCATTAATGACTTCTTTCTTTTCCTTGCTATACGTAGCTGGTGCGATCGTTTCTATTTTGGGTATAGTAGGCTTTGGTTCTACTTTCGGTTCAGATTTATTTTCCATTCCTTCCGAAATATTAATTAATATTAACCCATTTACACATATCATCGTGAATAATAACACAATAATCATATTGTTATTAAATAAATGTACGATTAACGCAATCACAGCAAACAAAAATATACTTTGACTATCTTTATTGTAAATGAAATACGAGAGATTTAACAGAGAGAGGAAAAAAATAATGTACAATAGATTTACGTTATTTAATAACCGTGTTTTTGCCATATATAAATGAATATATAAAAATTGAATATAAAAATATTTTTATTATTTGGGATAAAATGTTTGAATTAGCCACTTGTGAGCCATACAACAGTTTACTGCACGGCGGAGAGGATAATGGTCATTTCATAGTGATATATAGTTACGACTTGGATGAATTTTATGGTTCAAATCTGTGGAAATCAGAAACATCGTTTTATTTCAAAAAGCTTAGAAACAAAGAGCATCTATCGATACAGAATTATAAAACAGTCATTCGAAATATTTCTACGAAAATGCAATTGGTAGAAATATTTAGGGAAAACGGTGTAGAGTTGTGTATTATTCATACTTACAAAATTAATATACTGAAACGCAGGTGGAAAAAGAAATACTATTCTATTTGAGGATATATATATTTCATTAATAATTCGATATCTTCTTGAATTTGTAATTTTGTCAGTATATTGGTTTCATTTTCTAATTGTTCATTTAAATAATCATATAATTCATACATTTTTTTTAATTCAGGTGTTTTGTACTTTAGATTGTATTGCTTGAGCACTTGTAAACACGTTTGTTTTTCTTTCTCTAATAAATCCATTTTAATTATATCAATATAAAAATATTTTATTAATATACGTAGAATGTCTAAAACGATAACTGAACCTATATTACAAGATGACAACCGTTTTGTAATGTTTCCAGTATCAGACACTACTATATGGAAAATGTATAAAAAACAAATGGACTGTTTTTGGCGTGCTGAAGAAATCGATTTGTCCAAGGATGCCGCACACTGGAACAAGCTAACAGATGACGAGAGACATTACATCAAATATATCCTTGCATTTTTTGCGGCAAGCGACGGTATTGTGTTGGAAAATCTGGGTGTACGTTTTATGACAGAAGTTCAGCTGCCCGAAGCAAGAGCCTTTTATGGGTTTCAAATTGCAATGGAGAATATTCATTCTGAAACGTATAGTTTATTGATCGATAGCTATATTAAAGACACGGAGGAGAAGAATCGGTTGTTCCATGCGATATCCATTTTCCCCTGTATTCAGAAAAAGGCTCAATGGGCACAGAAATGGATTCACGACAAGCGATCTAGTTTTGCTACAAGGTTGATTGCGTTTGCGTGTGTAGAAGGAATCTTCTTCTCGGGTGCATTTTGCTCCATTTATTGGTTAAAGAAACGCGGGTTGCTACCGGGGCTAACTTTTTCCAACGAGCTTATCTCTCGCGACGAGGCGTTGCATACTGAATTCGCCGTTTATTTATATAGCAAATTAGAAAAGAAGATTCTTAAAAAGAAGATTCAGGAAATCATTGCAGATGCAGTGACGATCGAACAAGAATTTATCTCGGAAGCGTTACCTTGTAAATTGATTGGAATGAATGCAGACCATATGAAACAGTACATTGAGTTTATCGCAGACCGTTTATCGATACAATTGTGCAATGAGGCGATTTATAATAGTACCAATCCATTTGATTTTATGGAAATGATTAGTTTAGAACAAAAGACCAATTTTTTTGAATCCAGGGTATCATCGTATGCTCTTGCTGAAAAATCTGGTAAAGAAGAGGCATTTGATGAAGCGTTTGAATTTTAATATACTGATATTGTATATGCCTTCTTACAATTCAACTAAACGCACAATAAAAACAAGAAAAAATAATACTCGACGGGTTAAAAGTGCAAATTCTAGCGCAAAGAGGCATCCTGTACGTTCTTCTTTAAGATATATTCTAGCATCTCATCCACGAACTCCTAGTCGTAAATATACGCGTTCTATCGTTTTATAAATACTTTTCGCGGTGAAATTTATTATAATTAATATTTATTTATTTATAATGTTGCAAATTGTCGTAGCAAGATATAATGAAGACGTGGAATGGACACGTCGATACCCGAATGTAATTATTTATAACAAGGGTGAAAAGTTAGAAGGTTTTGACAATGTAGTCGAATTACCTAATGTAGGAAGAGAAGGGCATACTTATTACAAACACATAACCGATAATTATGATAATTTGTGCGATTACACTATATTTTTACAGGGACGTTGCGACGACCATTCACCAAATATATATAAAGTTTTAGATAAACTAATAAATAATAATGAAATTAGGTATAATTTTGGATGGTTGAGCGAATCAATCCACCAGTCAAATATATACAGTTGTTTTCATAGAGTATTTGGAGTAGAACCATTTGGGTTGACTTGCGAGTTTGGATGTGGTGCTCAGTTTATAGTTCATAAGAGTTTAATTATAAATAAACCCAAACATTTTTATGAAAATATTGTAAATATTTTAGGGTACGACATTGATCCAAAAGAAGGTTATGATATTGAATTATTTCACGCATATATATTTCATTGTACTCCGGCGTAAATTAATATTGTATTATAATAAAATGGAATACGAAATCGTCGAACAAAAGAATTGGGCGTCCTCATTATTGACTTTTGATTGTGAGTCTTGTTTTCTCAGTTGCGTCGTGCCTTGTCATGTATATTCTAAAATAATGTCCACTACACGATTAGAATATACTACGCGAATCATATTGTATATTATTTTATACACAGGAATTCAACAAATGATATACATCAAATACAGAATTGATAAAAGTATGTGCCCGGCTTTATTAGTCGATAACTGTATTTTTTCCGATAGTTGCGAAAATACTTATATGTTGATTGGTGAAAATGCATATTCTTGTAGATTTGTAGAAGGCTTTTGTGTATACAACAAGTATCAATGTATACGAAATGCCGATACATCAATTATATATTTGCTAACCACCTTCGTATATCTAGTATTAACTTATTTACATTGTTCTGCCAGGAAATTTATGATGAACCGAAAAAATATAGAACCGCATTGCATCACTGATTGCTGTGCAGTTACGTGTTGTGTTAGTTGTGGTCTTGCTCAAGAATATCGAGAACTTCCGTAGCACTTTCTAAAGCGCCCTCCATCCACGATTGATTGTGAGAGAAAGCTTCGCCGGCTATGTATATATTAGGCATTGGATTGATGAGTTGTTTTGCAATTTTATCAGAATCATAACCCGGTTTCCAGGCGTGATCTCCTATTAACCAAACGTGTGGTTGAAAATACGTTGGTTCAATAATATCCTTGTCTGGAAACATTCGTTTTAATTCATCTTGTATCTTCGATTGTATATTTTTATACAAACCGCCTTTTGCATTTAAATATACGTCTGCATCTTTACCTTCTACATAACTAATCATTATTAAACCACTCTTTGGATTGATTGGTATAATATGTCGTATAAATGAATTTGTCGTTAACCTGGGTAGATCTGAGAACCACTTGTTTGGATAGATTGCATAGATTCGCAAAAGACAATTTGTTTGCACTGATTTTAATAGCGGATGGATTGGTTTTAAAAATGTAATTTGTTTTAAGTTGTCAGGAGGTATTGCAAATATAATTTTTTTACAAGCATACCCGTCTACTTCATAGGACCCATTTTTCTCTCGAATGCTGCTTACACGATGATTCATTTTATAATTCACGCGGAGAGATATTCGACGGACTAGTTCACTGAATCCTTCTTTGACAACATAGTAATTGCCTACCTTCTTTTTGAACATTCGTATCGCATCCTTTGCATTCATTTCTAGAAATTCAGAAGTATAACCAAATATATATCTTAATTCATCTACTTCTTCTTTTGAATACTGTTTTAAACAATGATCATAAAATGATTCGTCATACGATCCGTCCTTCAATACCTTTTTCATTTTTTTATGAAAGTATTTGTCTATGTGTGGACGGTATTTAGAATCCTCAATATACAACTTGTCATTCGACAATTGGACAGGGGTCATTTTAAACTCGTCAATGAGATGACACAGTATTTTATGATTTTCATTATATCTTCCTGCTCCAGATTCATATTTTGGTTCCTTATGAGTAAAAATTCTACCACCCAAATAATCATTACATTCTAACAGTAAGTGATTTTTTATATTCATAGCACAATATAACCCGGCTATACCGCCGCCAACGATAATAGTATCGTACATAATAATGGGCAATATTTTATATAAACAATATATAATGAATAAACGACAACAATTATATATACTTGCATTTGCCCTGCTTATTTTATTCTTCTTTTTAATGAGCTTTAAAGAGGGTATGCTTCAATTAAATCACGCTTTAGACGTATCTGGTATATTGCAAGATGATATTCCAGCCAGTACAAAAATACAAATGATTTCTATGATTGGAATTAATGAACCAGAAGACCCATTATTTTATAATCTCCTCGTCGATAATGTGGTGGACCCTACTACAAAAGTAGAGAAGTTGAATAAAATGATAGAAAAATATTTTAATAATGAGTAAAGATAAAATATATAAATGTAATATTTATATAAAGCTAATTACAAAAATATCATAATGGAAGATTATATTTTATTAATTAAAACAGTCCAAATCGCACCATTTCGTATTTTAATGACTGCGCTTAAAGATATATTATTGGAAACGAATATCTCATTTCAAAAAGATGGTATTCGAATCATCAATATGGATAAGTCAAATACTATTTTGGTTCATCTCTTTCTACAAAGTGAAAACTTTGAATACTATGAGTGTAAGAAAGAAAAAATCATTATTGGTGCTAATATGTTTCATCTATTCAAATTAATCAATACGATTGATACAGATGACACGTTATCCATTTATATTGAGAAGGAAGACTATAACGAAGGTATTGTCGAGCACCTTGTTCTTAAATTTGAAAATAAGCAAAAAGAACAGTGCAAAATCCAGAAGTTGAAATTGATCGAGCCGGATCACGAAGAACTCAAAATCCCCGATGTCAAATTTTCATCTATCATTAACCTTCCCTCGAACGACTTTCAGAAAATTATTCGCGACTTGAATTGTATCTCCGACAAGCTTGAGATTAAATCGATTAAAAATCAGCTTATTTTTAAATGCCAGGGCACATTTGCCAGTGCCGAAATTATACGCTCAGAAAGCGACGGTATGGGATTTATTCAAAAACATAATAAAGTAATTCAGGGTGAATATTCACTTAAGAATCTGAATTATTTTATCAAGTGTACAAATCTATGCAATCATATTGAAATGTATATGGAAAATGATTTGCCGCTTATCATCCAATACAATGTTGCGTCATTAGGTGTAATTAAATTGGGGCTAGCTCCTTTGCCTAGTACTAATTAATCCGCAACGTGTTTCTTAAATATACATCCTGTTTTATCCATATGTTCTATATTTGTTAAAATATCTGGATTCATAAAGTTACAGTCTTTCATCCACACTTTCACAATACAAAATGACTTTTTAGGAGAGAGACTGATACCATTGATTTGTTTGTTCGACAATGATCCTCCCAACAGCATAAAAAACAACTTTTTCCATACACTTTCAATATATTTGTTATGAACTTTAAAAGAAAACCCGCCTCCATTCTTATTCAAAGGGTCTTCCCACATTGGTTTAATGTTATCTTTCATAACAAATAGCATTGTTTTTTTAATAAGGTCGAAATTAATTTCATCGTTCAACAGTATTGCCTGTTCGGGAGTATTAATACTCAGAATGTTATGATAACTAGAAAACGACCAGTCATCAACATTTTGTAAATGAATATAAAAGTTCCAAGAATTTGTAAATTTATATTCATTTACATTCGCCATTCTATAATATTAAATATATATTTAATTACGTTTTACTATTAATTGTTTATTTGATTGAGGATCCATTCTAAATACTAAAAAGATGATAAGAACCATATACGTATACATTATAATTGGTATAAACACAAGTAACCACGCAAGAAGTGACATATCAGCCATACAAAATAATTGCAGAATACAAGTAAATATAACGCATATAATACTCTGCGTAAGTGCACTTTTATAGTTTTCTTCACTAATTTCTACTATTATATTAATCATAAAAAAAACAACGTATAACAATGCCGGTGGACATAAATAATTTAATATCATTTATATTTAAATAGATAATAAAATATTGAATAATGGAACCTGTGAATGAAATTGTTGAACAAAATGATGCAAATGCAAAAATACTAATGCGTCAAACTAGTTATAATCTAGAAGAATGCATCGAAATGTTAAAAACAAAAACAGTAGAAGAATGTATCAAGGATTTTTTAGGAATTGTAGAAAAAAAAGAAGAAACTGGGACAACTAACCAAAAAATATTTCGGTCCATTCGAGAACATTTCTAAATAAATTTCAATGTTTTAAATGGATTTTTCTTTACAGATCCGATCTTTGACATATTGGATACCAGCGTATCATCTTTGGAATTGTATAATCCGTCAAATGTATCTACATCCAACATATTCGTAGAATTGTTAAATTGGTAGTTTACATTTTTCAACGTAGATAACCCGTCGGTGATAGTTTTTCCCTCGTACATTGATTTGTTTTTCAATGAAACATTTTTACTGTATTGGTCCAATATATGCAATATATTTGAATTAAATATCGGGTAAAATTGTGATCTATTTATGTCAATATTATTTTTTAATGCTCTATCCTGCATCACATTATCTTCGTAGCCCCACGACCATAGATTTGGAAATCCGTCTATTTTTTCAAAATCTTCACCCTTTATTGAAAAAATACCTCCTAACGCAAATGTAAACCCGTAATAATGTTTGATTTCCCCCTTTGTTACTGTATAATCCAGCAATCCTTTACGGTACGGCAATGTATCCACGTCATTAAATATAAAATTAATATCCTTATAGTTTGGGTACTTTTCTTTTGCATATAGGAAACCAATGTTTTTCATAGCACCTCTGTTAAATGGTAAATTATTGTTTTGATGAGAGAAAATAATATCGTAGGTTGATGGATCATAGTCTTCTAATATATATTTCATATGTCTATCAAAAAAATGTTTATGTTGCTCTCTGTCGCGATAGGGTACAATAAATACGTTTTCCATTATATTAAGATACATATTTTTCTAGCAAACATTTCGGTATTAATTTATCTTGATATATTTCTAACTTTTTATAACACTTGCTAATCGTGACATCGCTTATTTTGGTATGATGATTGATAGCAACCTTGTTAATGTTTAAATTGAATTTTTGACAAACGAAATATATAATTCCGGCAGAGATTGAGTTTGGCGTGTTTTCAGGTATAAATTTCTTCTCTTCCACAATATTTGCAATAAACATACATAATTTTGTTAATTCTTGGTTGATTCCTAATAAACTACAGTACCTGTGTATAAAAGAGGAAGGCGTCGAGTTATGCAAGATAGTTTTGTCTTCATGGTCAACCTCGATATCATTCAATATCGACAGCGCATTTTTGCATCCACGAGTGGCACTTGTATTGTCCAATTTAAATATGGAAGCAATCTCTTTGGAAGTACGAGGGTGCTCATTGATGCTACACGCAATATAGATGGATGCTGCTAATAAACCGTCGCGATTGAGCCCCCGGTATGTTTTTTCATTGGATAGTTTATTATAATATCTAATTGCATCGTCTATAATAATTTTAGGAATTCCTGAATTGCTCGCTAATGTCGTAATTATAAGGAAATCGTCATACTTTGCCTTTTCGTTATAGGGCATAGATTGCCAATCCGTAAAACGTTTTACTTTATGCATTTCGTAGCTCGAACCTTTCTTACAAGTGATTACACAGCCATAAGATGATTCGGGTAATAACGGGTTGATCGGCATACCGCACCGTGTAGGGTCGCTTGCATTGGTATCATCAGCACCATAATACCTCCACTCTGGACCAAAATCCAAAACGCCTTTGTATATAATACCACACGATTTGTTCGAGCAACAGTAAAACCCTTCGTCGGTTACAAATAACGGAGCCTCACATTCTTTACAGTTATCCTTTACCGTTTCTTGTGAATAGATACATTCTATTTTTTCTTCACTTCCTTGATCAAATTCTTTCCAAATATCGTTTTTAATTTTCTTTTTGATTTTTAAAGTGCTCATTTTAAATAATGTATAAATTTAATTTACAATTCAATTTTATTTTATTTGATTATAATAATGGGAAATAAGACATCGCAAAATCAAAATCAAAATATAAATAGCTTGGCGTCTGAAGTTGACGACATTGCACTTAATTACATATTAACACAGAACACGATTGATTTGTTGCGATTAACTGATAAAGAGTATTACGATAATTTAATCATATTGACTAGTAGCGTAATTGAAAAAAGATTCAATGGTTTAGAACTTGGGTTTTTACAACAAAGAATATTCGGAAAACAAAACGATGCAATGGATATTGTTCCAGCAAGTAATAAAATCAAAGAACAAGTCATATTTAATATATCAAAGTTTTACATAAAAATTATAATGATTTATGGTGCAATCGCAACTACAATTGATCCACAATATTCTTATGAAGTAAATGGTGTAAAAAGGACATTTTACTTGAAAGAAATGAGCGAATATAAAAATATTCCCCGAAATGTTACTCCGGAACTAGTGAATTTAACTAATCCAATGAATTTGTGTCGCAAACGATTGACTATATTAAAAAATAAATTAGACCCCCAATACGATGAAAAAACAGTTAAACTAAATCCTGGTGAACAATTGTGCTCATTGAGCTCGACTACTTCTCTCACCGACGAAGTAGGTATTAAAGAATTGGATTTATTATACTTTGATATATTTGACTATGAAACAAAAACGTGGAGTAAAAGGAGTGCTAAAATGAAACAAAAGTATAATAAAGATTTGACTTTGTTTTACCAGATATTTACTGGTAAGGTAGAATTGCCTGAATCGATTACGTCATTCAATGATATCGAATTGCTTGATTTGAGTACAATTGATAACTGCTCGAGAGATAGTTTTAAAAAGGATCTACTTGTTTCTAATGAAAATCGTCTTGTAAAGATGTATCAAGAAAAAATAAAGCTAATTGAACAAAGTACACAAATCTATCGAAGTAAACTAGTGAATCTTTTAAAGGAATTATTTTTAATGGAAGAAAAGGATGGTGTGCGAAAAAGAGTTATAAATCCTAAATTAACGCTCGATCATATATTAATCATTGAAAATGACACGCGCGATACTATTTTAAATCTATACACGTCTTGTGAGAAATATTTTATTCAAGCATTGATTCTTTTTGAAAAAATATATGACGAACAGGTAAAGAGCTTAAATGAGAATCGCGTTGACTTTATAGATAATTACGAAAAACCTGGATCTTTCCAAGGATTTGTGCAACCTGATTTTAAAAACTCAGATGAAAATGTAGAATCGATTACACCTAATTTTGGTAAAGATGAACCATTTGTACCTATTTCTGATACCTTGCCACCTTATTCGCCAGGTTATAATTCAACTCAAGATTCTATGCCAAAGGAAGGTGAGACGAATGCGTTCACGCCTACAGATAGTTCAATTCAATCATTGCCTTCCAATGCATTACCTTCTAATGCATTACCTTCTAATACTACATCGACTTTACCATCTAATGCACTACCATCTAATACTACATCGACTTTACCTTCTAATACATTACCTTCTAATACTACATCGACTTTACCATCTAATACATTACCTTCTAATACTACATCGACGTTACCTTCTAATACATTACCTTCTAATACTACATCGACGTTACCTTCTAATGCTGCACTTCCTACACCTGAACCAATGCCGTCATCTGTACCTGAAACACCTGCTACACCATCATCTAGTGAAATACCTGCTACAATAACTGAAACGCCTACACCATCATCTAGTGAAACACCTGCTACACCACCATTATCCACTGAACCACCTGCTACACCACCCACATCTAGTGAAACACCTGCTACGCCACTCACATCTACTGAAACACCTGCTACAATAACTGAAACACCTGCTACGCCACCCACATCCACTGAAACACCTCCTACGCCACCCACATCTACTGAAACACCTGCTACACCACCATTATCCACTGAAACACCTGCTACACCACCCACATCTACTGAACCACCTGCTACATCTACTGAAACTCCCGAACCTGAAAAAAAAGGATTTTTTTCTAGTATATTTTCTTCTACTCCTGAAAAAAAAACAGAGTCCGATAATCCACCTTCTACAGCTCCTGTCACGTCGACTCCATCGTCTAGTCCAGTTACTCCAGTGTCTAGCCCTTCACCTGTTGCGACTCCAGCGCCTACACCAGTTACTCCAGTGTCTAGCCCTTCACCTGTTGCAACTCCAACGCCTACACCAACGTCTAGCCCAGTGTCTAGCCCTTCACCTGTTGCGACTCCATCGCCTATCACAGTGTCTAGCCCTTCACCTGTTGCAACTCCAACGCCTACACCAACGCCTAGCCCTTCACCTGTTGCGACTCCAGCACCTAGCCCATTGCCGCCATCTGCTACATTTGCAAATAGCCGACCAAACGCTCCAAAGATCAATAAAATATTATAACTTATTTTTAATACTGTTAATGAGTTCAGTATCATATATAAATTTACTCTTTTCTTCTTTTTTATCACTAAAATGAACTACACTTTTATCTTTTTGGATTGCTTCTCCATATGAATTAATCGCCACTCCTGTTTTCTTTTTATATTCTTCTCTCACGTGCGTAGGTATCCAATGGTTCCAGCTAATCAACAATAGATTTGGGTGCACATATCTAGTGATAAATCCATCTGCATTTAAACGATCTATGATGAAAACTAAACAATCGCTTATATTATAATTCGGAAATCCTATTAATATCTCTGGCATTACAAAATGACAAAAATTATCACTATTTCTCATTCGAGAAGCAGTCTTAATTCGAGTGTGTACTTTTAATAATAATTTATTATAAATTTCTAATCTATTTAAATCATTCTTTTTCTTAGGCTCGTACAATTCGTCAATATTTAAATGAGGGTTCATTAATATTACTCAGTAAAATATTATTTATCCATTACCGTATTAATAAATAATTCTAACGAATCTTCGCTCAAATTTGCATCATACTCGTAGTTTTTAGAATCTTTCACTAGTATTATAGTGGGGTATTCTTTTATATTATACGTATTGGCGATATCAGAATTTTTATCACAATCAATTTCACTAAATAGTATCGTGTGTTTTGGATTTGTATATTTATGTTTTATTTCAGTCCATTTTTTTAACGTATCTTGCGAATACGGGCACCAAGTTACATAAAATAATATTAAACTATTCTCTTTTTCTTGAGGCGATGTTCTATATTCATCGTTATATACAAAATCGTTTTTCTTATTACGCGTATATAAATAATAAGCCACGCCTCCAAGTATAATCACTACTATAATTCCAACTATGATATTTGCAACATCCATTTAAATATTGATAATATAAAATAAAATAAACACATAACGTATTTCAATGTAATGTTTATTAAAGTAAACAATACTAACCAATATGTATTTGTTCATAAAAATAAATACATATACCTAAAACACTATTACGAAGAAATAATGCGTATTAAATTTAATAAGAAAATCAATTCTATCAACGTAATCGACGAACTTAAAAGCAAAATCAAACAACATAAGCACTAAATATTTGTATAAAATAAAATATATGTAAGTATTATGACCACCTATACCGACAAGGAATATAAAAGTGGCGAAGGGATGCTTACAACTGTGTGGGGTCCAAGTTTATGGCATTTTTTGCATACGATGAGCTTTAATTATCCAATCGAGCCCACGGCCGAACAAAAAAAATATTATATGAACTTTATATTAAGTTTAAAAAATATATTACCTTGCAAATATTGCAGAATTAATTTAAAAAAAAACTTTAAGGTTGTACCATTAAAAATGTCATCTATGAAAGATCGGGAATCTTTTTCTAAATATGTATATAAATTACACGAGCATATCAATAAAATGCTTGGAAAAGTGTCGAATTTAACATACGAAGAGGTTAGAGAAAGATATGAACATTTTAGAGCAAGATGTACAGTAAAAAAAGTTGTCAAGGAAAAAGGGTGCACCGAGTCGTTATATAAAGGAGAAAAATCAAAATGTATCATCAAAATTGTACCCCAATCTAGAAAATGTAAAACGTTTCAAATGAACAGTAGTTGCAAAAAAAAATTGATTAAAACTTACTAAAATCATTCAATACAGGTATTGGCATATAATTTTGCATAGACGGTGATCTATAATTTGGCACCTTTTTACATTCGAATGCCGGCTCTGGACATCTCTCACACGCCGGGCAGGGAGGAGTATCTTCGCTTTTTGCTGGAGCGGGAGTAGACACGGGCGTAGGATTTGCGGCCATTGGTGTATCCGACCCAGCCATTCCGACTTGTGGAGTCTGGGTATAAGTAGGTGGCGCGGCAGGTGGTGGAGGTTTGGATTCTTCTACAATGAGTTCATCAGGTTCGTGAGTATCTTCCCACTGTTGTTGTCTATATGCGTCATCGTCGACTATATCACTTGAACCATTTGCGTCACCTGCACCGGAAGCAACACCGCTGCTATACGTTGGTTTAATATCCGAATCTTCGTGGTACATAGGACAAGTTGGGCAAGTTGGTACCACTAATTCAGTTTTTAATATATAATCATCGATAGGGTCTTCGTCATAATCTGCAAATCGCAATACCTTGTCGTGGCATTTAGGTACAAGTTCGCCTGAACATCCAATTGTATCTTCTTTGAATCCTTCAACCGAAGGTTTGATATTTAAGGATCCAAGTATCGCAAATAATAAAGTTACACCTATTAATATGATGACTAGAACTGTAACTTTAGATAATTTCATATATTTATAACAGAAAAAAATATTACAAATATATAATGCCTAAAAGTTCGGGTGTATCTTCTGGAAATGGTGGTATAATGGGGTCTGGTATTTTTGGTATGTTTGGAACAGTGATACAATGTAAAGATAGCGACGATTCGTTCTACTGTAATTTTATGAAAGGATTTAACTTTTTTATGGTTGTATTATTTATTTTATTTATTTTTTATAACATCTACATATTCTTTATAGCGCCTGCTATGAAAAAGAGACGTTAAACGGAGCACAGGGTTAAGCGGAGCACAGGGTTAAACGGGTACAGGGTTAAGCGGAGCACATCACGCACTCTGTTTCTGGCTGTAAAGTAAATTGTTGTGCCTGGTGCTTCGGCTTTCTGCGTAAATAATACAATCCTGTTTTAAGTCCCTGTTTCCAAGAATAGATGTGCATACTCGTCAATATCTTGTAATTTGGCTCTTCGATCCACAAGTTCATCGACTGGCTCTGGCAAATATAAGCTCCTCGATCTCTCGACATATTGATAATGTGTTTCATTGGTATTTCCCATACAATCTTGTACTTTTGTTTTAGTTTATCGGATATTTCTGCTATGTTTTGGATCGACCCTTTATTTTCAATGATCTTTTCTTTTATTTTAAGAGTCCAAATCCCCAAATCAATCAATTCCTTCATTAGGTATTTATTGATGACTATGAATTCTCCTGCCAACGTTCTTCGCGTATAAATATTGCTTGTAAATGGCTCAAAACATTCATTGTTTGACAAAATCTGACTTGTTGAGGCAGTTGGCATTGGTGCAACACATAGCGAGTTGCGTACACCGTACCGTATGATCGACTCGCGCAATTTATCCCAGTCATATAATTGAGGTGTAATATTCCACATATCAAACTGGAATATACCTTTCGATATCGGCGAACCTTCGAACGAGTCATACGGCCCTTGTTCGAGAGATAATTCCATACTCTGTTCCATTGCGGCATAATAAATAGTTTCAAATATATGTTTATTTATTTTAGAAGCCTCTTCGCTTTCAAATGCCACATCCATCAATGCAAATGCATCTGCTAAACCTTGTACACCAATACCAATTGGCCTGTGTTTATGATTGCTCAATTGAGTCTTGTTTGTAGGATAAAAATTAACGTCGATTAATTTATTTAAATTGGTGGTTACTATTTTAGTGACTTTAATCAATTTTTTATAATTGAACACACCATTTTCTACCATTGAAGATAATGATATACTCGCCAAATTACACACTGCGCTTTCATTTGCATCACTGTATTCTACGATTTCGCAACACAAATTAGACGACTTGATAGTACCCAAATTCTTTTGATTGCTCTTGATATTACACGCGTCTTTGTACAACATATATGGCGTACCAGTTTCCATTTGACTATCCAAAATTTTAAACCACAGCTCGCGCGCCTTTATCTTTTTAATGTATTTGTTTTCCGATACATACTGCTCGTACAATTCCTTGAATGCATTACCATATGCATCTGCCAATCCACGTGATTGATTTGGACACATCAAATACCAATCGCCGTTGTTTTCTACTTTTTCCATAAACAAATCCGGAATCCATAGCGCATAAAACAGATCCTTTGCGCGCATTTCTTCATCGCCGTGATTCTTTTTTAGTTCTAGAAAATGCTCAATATCTGCGTGCCAAGGCTCCAAATAAATAGCAAAACTGCCATTCCGCTTTCCACCACCTTGATCCACATATCTTGCCGTATTATTAAACACCCGCAACATTGGAACTAATCCGTTCGAGGTGCCATTTGTACCATTGATGTGGCTTCCTTCTGCTCGTATATTGTGCATATGAATACCGATACCGCCTGCCCACTTGGATATATTTGCACAATCCTTCAATGTATTAAAAATACCATCTATGCTATCATCTTCCATACCTAATAGGAAACACGAACTTAACTGAGGCCGGGCTGTCCCCGAGTTGTATAATGTCGGTGTAGCGTGAATAAACTCCTTCAAACTCAAACAGTCGTACGTTTGCTTTACCATATCTAAATTTTCACCGTGAATCTGAATAGCAACCCTTAACCACAAATGTTGTATTCTCTCGACCACCACGTCATTACGAATGAGATATGCTCTCTCTAGCGTTTTAAAACCAAAATAATCGATTAAAAAATCTCGACTGTGTACTAGAATCGAATCAAGGTAGCAGTGATGCTTCAATACAATGTTATAATATTGCTCCGAGAGATATCCGGGCTTTACTTTCTGAACACACGCTAATATCGATGGATTTACTTCTTTTTGATGATTCGAAATACAAATTAAACTAGATAGTTTAGAATAATCATAGTGGTTTGATCCTAATGAAGCACATATTTCTGCCATCAATTCGTCAATCTTTTTTGTCGGTATGTTATCATACAACTGGTCTACGACTTTCGTCACTAAACTTGCATATTGGATATTCAGATCGGGGTCAAGTTGCTTCAATCTGGCAACTATCTTTTCATAAGATAGCTCCTCTGTATTACCGTTCCTTTTAATTACATTCATTTACTTTAGTATCGTCCGTTTTTTTTATATCTATTTTATTTATTCTTCTCTTCGGGGCCCTTATACTATAATCACCTAATCTCTCTACACAAATCGTATTCCATATCTCTTGTAGATGCGGAATAGCATATTCGAACCATTGAGGTTTTCTTTTGATTAATACACACGAGTATGTATCCAATTTCCAAAAAATGGTTTTGATCCAATTACTCGTCTGCGTGATATTCAAATCCAACCATTCATTCAATTCTTGCTCAGTAATGATTGAGAATGGCATATACACATACATAAATTCTTCGTCTTTTACAAACTCCATAATACATCCCTTCATCTTATCATCTTTTGAGACAAACAAGGTTTCATTACTATCTTGTAAAAAATCATTGTAGCTATCATATTCTACAAACTTTGTTTCGACAAAATCGACTTCGGGTAAGTCACATACCTCCATTTGCAAAAGCGTCTGCGTATAATAATCCTTTTTTGGAATACCGTCGATCACGCGAGAGACTACATTTTTAATCTCAATCATTCGCCCAAAATTGTTTTTACCAACCACAATACCATCCGGTGATGCAGCTAAAAATGGATATTTCGGATGCTCTATACATCCAAAGTCATCGATTAACGTTTCGTGCTTGTTCTCGTAGATAAGGCGCGTAAGTGGTTCGTATTTATGTCCCCACGTCATCGGATTTTCATTCAACGTCGGCGCCTTATCGTGTGCAACAAGCGGTTTACATTTCTCATAGATCAATTGGTTTTTATTGGATTGTGAACCGAATGCTTTCCACGCATTACTTGCTGTAATATGTTGCTGTCTAAATTCATACCATTCTGGTGTTTTTTGTTGTGGCTGAGGTATATTTTTCAAATGTACAATATGCTCTTCTGGAATGGTATGAATCATTGGTTCGGAGGGACGGCTTCTATCTAGATTAAGATCGATTAAAATTCTATTTACATTGGATTGATAATACTCTTTATCCACAGGACCTAATTTTACGACTTCATTGTAGATTAGCTCATTATAATTCGGGTTTACGATCCATTCAGGATGGCTTGTTACGCATATAGGTATGTTCTCTTTCAAAAAAACTTCTGGTTCCATTACATAATCAATATAAATATGTTTATATTCATTAAATAATCTTTTTAGTTTTCTTCTTGCTTTGTGGCTCTAGTACAATGTTAAATTTGCGAGTGTCCGTATTAAATAACAGGCCGCCAATCTGATCAATATTTCCATTCTCTTGATTATAAGAGAGTTCATTATTCTTGCTTAACTTTTTTCTCTCTATCATCAACGTAAAGAACCGAATCGCAGTACTCGACTCATCTTCATTTAAATTGTGTTTGGCAACCAACGTATCCTTTACATACGATTTAATCTTCTTTAGTTTTTCTGTTTTCGACAGTTTGGACCAAACACCCTTTTTATTATTTTCAATATCCATATTTAGAAATTTGTTTAATGTCTCTTCCGTTGCATCCGGAAATGTATCTATATTTGCACCCGTGGATATCATCGTCCTGTATTTTAAGCTGTTGTACTCCTTGCATTCGTCTTTTACATTTTTGGCTTCTGCGCTCATTTAAATATAATATATAAGATATGTTTAACTAGTTAAATGAAACAAATAACTTTACCCGATCATTTTAGAAAAAAGAAATACGTGGTAGACGTTGACCAATTGGATATATTAAAAAAAATATGCGACAACATCGAAACGAATAATGATTTTAATTCAGAGCTGAAGAAAAAATACAGTGCTTATAAAAACCAAGATAAGAATAAAAATAAATTTGATGAAACAAAGCACATTACTTACCTGCAAATGATAAACAAATTATATGATTCTCAACTAAAATGTTATTACTGTAATTGCGAGTTGTTAATTTTATTTAACAAGAGGAGAGAAGGTTCACAGTGGACATTAGAGAGATTGGATAATAACATTGGCCATTATGAATCGAACACGTGCATTGCTTGTTTAAAGTGTAACTTAAAAAGACGTACAGATAGTCACGAATATTTTAAACAAGGAAAACAGCTCACTTTAATTAAATTAGAGTAATTAAAATTTAAACAAGAATCATTTTTATATACAATGAAATATGAGAGTCAGAATGACCTTCTATTAAATAAACTGATGCTTTTTTATAATGCAGATGATAATCTAAACAAAATGTTATGTATCATTAACGGCGAATCTAAAATTTCTCTCCGTATTGTCGATTGGTTTTCTACCAACTATGCTAAGAAATGGTTTACTGTATATGACCTTGATTGTTGCCCTAGGTTTAGAGTTTATAATGACTATAAACTAAAATTGAAGGCCTACTCTAAGCGACGTTTTGATCCGTTTTGTAGATGGGAGAGAATCAAAGTACCGTTTGGGGACCAGCAATATAGTATTGAAACGACGATCGGACAATTGAACTTTTTTAAATGGGCAATCGAAAATAAAATTATTGATTATATCGAGAAGAATTATGCGGATATTGAATTTGATATGAACTCAAACAACAGCATTTCCAAGTCAAAAAAACATAATGATTCTCTAGGCAAAACAAGGAAGAGGAGAGAAGAACTTTCTGTCTCTGCCGCCAAATGTATGAAAAAAGAAAAAGTAGATATAGTGGTAAAATTCGTTTAAAA